GCTCCCAATGCTTCTTCTTCCATTCTCATGGGCAATACTAGTCCTAGCATTGAACCTTATCGTGCCAATGCTTATAGGCAGGATACTCTTTCGGGTTCTCACTTAAACAAAAATAGATATCTTGATAAGATTATTCAGGTCGAAGCGGAGAAACATAATGAAGGCTGGGCTGACGAAGTTTGGCGTACTATTATTGCGAATGATGGTAGCGTTCAGCACTTGGATTGGATGGACGAATGGACAAAAGATGTTTTCAAAACTTCTATGGAAATTGACCAGCGTTGGGTGGTGCAACATGCGGCAGATCGCCAACTTTGGATTGACCAAGCGCAATCTCTAAATGTATTTTTCCGTCCAGACAGCAACATTAAATACATACATGCGGTTCATTTTATGGCATGGAAACTTGGATTAAAGACGATGTATTATTGCCGCAGTGATAAGATTGCTAAGGCAGATAAAGTTGCCAAGCGTATTGAAAGAGAAGTTATCAAAGAGATTGATTTAACGGCACTGACCAAAGACGACGGTGCTTGTCTAGCCTGCGAAGGATAATTAATGGACGCATACGATCTATATTGGAAACTAAAAACACTTTGGATGGAAAACTGCAGTAAAATCAGTGGAGTAACAACTAAAACAGCTCATATGGCTATAATGATCCCAACTGAGAATGGATATAGAGAAGTTCTTGGTGCAAAATACAATAAAGAAATTAATGCAATAGAATTAATATTAGAGGAACAAGAATGAAGACCAGTCTAAAACTAACAGACGAAAGAAATTACTTTAAACCATTTGAGTATGCTTGGGCATATGATGCATGGTTAAAGCATGAGCAAGCGCATTGGTTACATACAGAAGTGCCAATGGCAGAAGACGTGAAAGATTGGAAAAAGAAATTAACTAAAGAAGAAAAACATTTTTTAACAAACATCTTCCGTTTCTTTACGCAAGGTGACATTGACGTTGCTGGTGGCTATGTGAAGAACTATCTTCCATATTTTCCACAACCAGAAATTCGTATGATGCTTATGGGATTTGCTGCACGTGAAGCATTACACATTGCTGCATACTCTCACTTGATTGAAACTCTCGGAATGCCAGAATCAACTTATAATGAATTCCTTGAATATCAAGAAATGAAGGATAAGCACGACTATGTTTTGGATATTTCTGCCAAGAATACAACAAAGGAAAACACTGCTACGCACATTGCGGTCTTCTCTGCTTTTACGGAAGGAATGCAGTTGTTTAGCTCTTTCATTATGCTTCTTAATTTTCCCCGTCATGGTATTATGAAAGGTATGGGTCAAATTGTTACCTGGTCTATCGTTGATGAAACTATGCACGCTGAAAATATGATGCGTTTGTTTAAAGAGTTTATCAAAGAGAACCCAGAAATTTGGAATGATTCTTTGAAGAGCAAGATCTATAGCATTGCTGAGAAGATGGTTGATCTTGAAGATAAGTTTATTGACCTATCATTCGCTAACGAGCCAATGAGAAATCTGACTGCTGAAGATGTAAAGAAATATATTCGCTACATTGCGGATCGTCGTCTTATCGGTCTGGGTATGAAAGGTATCTTCAAAGTTAAGAAGAACCCACTACCATGGGTAGAGGAAATGATTAATGCACCAGTACATGGTAACTTTTTTGAGAATCGTGTTACTGACTATGCTAAAGGTGCTTTGTCTGGCACATGGGAAGATGTTTGGGCTAAAGCAGCATAATGTCCCATATTGTTGCTAATCTACCACCTGTAAAATGTTTTGTTCGCAGAGAGTTTCTCTATGATTTTGAAAAAGGTCATGGAGAACTCGAACCCTGCTGGTGGATAAGTATTAAGTCTTTAAGAGGACAAGCATTTCGCATAGAAGCATATTTAAATAACTATGGCGCTTTATATGATAAGTTGCCATTACATGCATTTTGTTGGAAACCAATTGATGGTGAGCCGTTACCGTTAGATTTTTTACAGCTGTGGGATTGTCTTTCGTATGATGTTACAGTATTAAAGAAAGCGCAACTCCAATCAATGCGTTGTAAAATAAAACTAAAAAATGGAGAATGGTTATATGGCGAGTATCTATTTACTGTTGACTCTGCTCATCCTGATTTTAATATTCTTGATACTGGATTTGCTGAAGATATCGAAGATCACAAATCTTATAATTTTATTCGCTGCGACAATGGGCAGTTTGCTGCTCAGCCAAACAATCGTATTATTATCTGTGAGCCATCATCTAATCCTCGGGAACTGAAGATGCCAGATTTTAAGGTAGCAACAAAACGCTGGTCTGTAGAAACAGATCCTAAATGGGCATTGGGAGATACCAACACTGTAATGTATGAGGAAACGAAATGATATCTGTAAAAACATTGGTCGAGCTGGCAAAAGAGGTAGAGAATGAGGATCCTATAGATTGGGGAACTCTCTCTATTGATGAAGATACTGCATATAATATTATCGCATCCCAGGTGCTAGAAATATATAACACGAATGACCAACTCACTATGCTAGCAAGCATAACAAAGTTAATTGTGGAGAACTTTGTGCTAAATCTTAAACTACAAGGCATGAAATAATGACTACTAAATTTTTTGACTGCGAAGAATGTGGCGCAAGAGGAAAGATAATATTAAAGGGAGATGACCACACTAGCGAGGATTGCGTTTATTGCCCAGTGTGCTCTGCTGATATTTACGAGAACGAAGAGGAGGATGACGAAGAATGAAACTGACTATAGTCATAGCATCCATATTTTTGACAGGATGTTCTATCATACTACCGAAACCACACGATCCAGTTATGTTTGATCAGATGGTTGGTGTAAAGATTACATTAAACAACACTAAGTGTGCTGGCGATAAGAACTGGGATTCGTTATTTGATAAAGTTGAGAGATTAAAAGTCTATACTGAATTGAGAAAAGACCCACAGGCTAAATCTGTGGATGATTTACAAGTAGCACTAAAGAAGGCACATTCCTCAGCAAATCCAATATTTTGCGAGTCTGTGCTTAAAATTAACCGTGTCAGAGTTGACACTATTGCAGACGCATGGAGAGGAAGATGAGCATTTTACAACACATTAGAGCAGAGATTGATGTAGCATCCAATGATGCAGCTAAACTTCTAGCAGAAGAGATGATAAGTGTCGGCGAGCAGTATCAAGCTGGACAACTATCTAGAGATGAGTTCGAGTTTCTCATTGGAGAAATTGCTCAAGTTAGAGCACAACAAGAACTAGCAACTGATGAGATCGCTCAGCGATGGATTATCAATGCTGCTTCTGCTATTTTGTCAGCAGTATAAATGTGGACATATCAAGGGAACGAATTCTCTGAGATCCCAGAAGGATATGCAGCATTCGTTTACTTGATAACAAACAAGAAAACTAATAAAAAGTATATTGGTAAGAAACTGTTTTATTTCTCAAGAAGCAAAACAGTAAAGGGTAAAAAGAAAAGAACTAAAATAGAATCTGACTGGAAAGATTACTGGTCTTCCTCAGAAGAAGTGCAAAAAGATGTTAAAGAGTTAGGTGAGGAAAACTTCACCAGAGAAATTATAAGACTCTGTGAGAATAAAGGGAGTGCATCTTATTTTGAAGCCAAAGAACAATTTATCAATGAAGTTTTGGAAAATCCCGATCAATGGTATAATGGTCAGATTCAAGTAAGAGTACATAGGACACACGTAAAAAAATGACATACTTACTTTTTGGAGTTGCGCTATCATTATCAGCTGTGGCAGCATACTATGCCATCGCAGGACTAGTCGCAATCTTCGCAGCTGCAGCAATTCCTATTGCTATAATGGGATCATTGTTAGAAGCATCTAAACTTGTAGTCGCTTCATGGTTATATAGAAGTTGGAAAGAAATACCAAAACTATTTAAGATATATTTCTTGACAGCACTAATTGTTTTAATGATGTTAACATCTATGGGTATCTTTGGGTTTTTATCCAAGGCACACTTAGATCAAGCAGTACCTACAGGTGATGTAGTATCAAAACTAAATCTCATTGATGAAAAGATTAAAATAGAAAAGGAGAATATTAATGCAGCTCGTACAGCAATTACTCAACTGGATGCGCAAGTCAACGCCACCCTCAGCAGATCAGACGACTCCAAAGGAGCAGAACGATCCATTGCCATCCGTAGAGGACAGCAAAACGAAAGAACCAAACTCGTCAACGAAATCGGCGCCAGCCAAGCGAAAATCGCCAAGTACAACGAAGAACGTGCGCCAATCGCCAGCGAAGTCCGCAAAGTCGAAGCCGAAGTCGGTCCGATAAAATATATCGCAGCACTTTTGTATGCAGACAACCCTGACGAAGATATTTTAGAGAAAGCAGTTAGGGTTGTTATTCTTCTTATAGTATTCGTTTTTGATCCATTAGCAGTATTGTTGTTAGTTGCTGCTAACTGGCAAATGAAGAAAGATTTCCCAGTAGTAAAACCACCCAAACCCAAAAAACAGACCCCAGCACCACAACCAATTCCACCCCTGATAATTCCAGAGGAAGCCAAAACCATTGTTAAAGAGTTCTTTAAAAAAGAAGAGCCAAAGGTAGAGGTTCCCAAGGAAGAGCCAAAAAAGGACTGGGAGCCAGAAATCTACCAGAGGGTAGAAGAGCCCAAAAAAGAGTTGGGTAGGTATCTGTCTGAGGTAAATTCTGAGGTAAAGGGCATAGCCAAAGACGTCCAGGACCTGCAAAAAACCTAAATAGTGTTTAAGGAGGTTACGTAGTAAAATGAACAAAAAGGCATTATTGCTTTTTGTTATGTCTTCATTAGCAGTTTCTGATTCGATCCCCAGCAATTCAACTAACCGCATCCTGCCATGAGCGATAAAGAGCAGAAAAGCGAACTATTGGCTCCACTACACCAGGCTAGAGATCTTGGTAAAGAGGGTGCTAAAATAGTAACAGATGTTCAATCTGAAAATCATAAGGCAGTCCTTAACGAACAGCGTAAACGTGAGGCAGAGAGACGAGCCAAAGAAAAAGCCATTTTAGAACTAGAATTTAAAGCATTCGATAAGTTTCAAAAAGAAGAAGAACGAAAGAGAATGATCTCTGAGATGGAAGGACAGATAGTAGAACAGTATGGTAAAGGTGGGTTGGCTAGAGTAAAAGAACTAAAAGAAGAGATTAGAAAACAAGACGAGGAAGATAAAAAGTTAATGAAAAAAGATGAAGAAAAGATCAACGACATGTTCTGGTGGGTCGTTGGTGTAACTTCGTTGATGTATGCAGCAGGGAAGTTGTTCACATGAGAGCGCCACAAATATTTGCTTTAATAGCATTCATAATAGGTATATCCTCTATTGTTGTAAAATCAGTAGAGAGATCTTATGAAACAAAAAGTGCAGCAAAGAGTGCACAAAAATGATGGAGGATTATATGGCAACTGGAGCTTATATCGTTTCTTTGATAGCATTAATAGTTTCTGCTTTTGCATTATCAGAAGCATATGATATTAAATGGAATAAAAAGTCTGATGACCAAGAGACCGATAAAAAATAACGGAGGTGATTTTGAACGACAAGAAACTTTTTAAATGGCTTGGATTATTAATACTGCTACCATTGGCTCTTGCTATTTTTGGTGGTGACAAGTTTCGTTATCCATGCCAAGATCCCGCAAACTGGGATAAAGAAATGTGTAAGAAACCTACGTGTGATGTAACTAGAACATGTCCAGAGCATATATTCAAAGGTGGAAGAGATCCAAGACTTGGACCACCACCAGATCAATTACCACAAGGAACACCACAAACAACTACAGGAGCGACGTGCAAATGAACGATAATTTTATGTATACAGAAGATCAGTTGATGGCGAGACTGCGTTTTTTCATTGGCGTATGTTTAGCGCTAACATTAACAGGAATCGTATTCGTAGTTCTCTACTCTATTATCTTTGTAACACAACCATTGAATGCTATTAGCCCTATCGATCAGAAGTTCTTCGAGTTAATTATTCCTATCGCTACATTTCTAACAGGTACATTGTCTGGCATTATGCTAGCAGGTAATGATCCTGAGGCGAGAAAGAAAGCAATGGAAGCAGCAACAGCTAGACCAGCACCAACATCAACACCATCACCAACGATGCCACCAAGACCAGGTATGCCATCTGTAGGTGGAATGATGAATAGTCTTGCTTCTGGTGCTACTGGATTCGGCATGGGCGCAGCTCCACAAATGATGACAAAAATGCCAGATCTAGAGCCAGGTGACCCAACTCATAGGAACTTTAGAAATGACTGATCTATTTGATCTCTACGTTAAATTCTTTTTGCAACTTTGGTTTGCTCCATACCAGGTGATAAAAAATGCATCGATACAAAACAATATTTGTAAGTGATGTTCATCTTGGTACTAAAGATTGCAAAGCAGAACTTCTCAATAACTTTCTAAAAAACAATACCTGCGAGAAACTGTATCTCGTAGGTGATATTATTGATGGTTGGAAAGTGCAGCGTAATAAGTTACGCTGGAAACAGTCACATAGTAATGTATTAAGAAGAATACTGGGTTTCTCCAAAAGAGGAACCCAAGTCATTTATGTGGCAGGAAATCACGATGAATTCTTACGGACTTTTATTCCTTTCGGAATTGGTCTTGGCAACATTACCATCTGCAATCATATTGAGCACGTGGGAGTGGATGGAAAGCATTATCTTGTTGTACATGGCGATATGTTTGACGGGATTACTCGCCTCCATAAGTGGTTATCTATTCTAGGTGATGGTGCCTACGATTTTGTATTAAATTTAAACTCTAAGTACAACTGGATTCGTCACAAGATGGGGTTTGGATATTGGTCTTTAAGCCAGTACCTTAAACACAAAGTTAAGCGAGCAGTTGATTTTATGTTTCAGTTTGAGAAAAACATAGCATCTTACTGTAAAAGAAAAGGATATGATGGCGTTATCTGTGGGCATATACACCACGCAGAAATTAAAGAAATAGATGGAGTGATTTATATGAATGATGGAGACTGGGTTGAATCCTGTACCGCATTAGTTGAACATCATAATGGTAAATGGGAAATAATTCATTGGGGAGAAATAATAAATGTGGATGCTGATAATAGTGGCAGTACACATAAACAATCCAAACGACATACCAGGAAGAGTGGAACTGAGATTCAACAGTGAACAACAGTGCATGCAAGCGCTAGATAGTATGACATATTGGTTAAAGTTTCAATCCTTTAAAGTGACTGCACAATGCAAAAAATCTTAATTATTACAGATGCCTGGGAACCACAAGTTAATGGAGTGGTTCGTACATATCAGAATACAATAAAAGAATTACATAGACTTGGGCATGAAGTTCAAGTTATTCATCCTTATTGTGATGGATTCAAAAGAGTTAAACTCCCAGCATATCCAGAAATTGAGTTAGTGAAAAATCCTTGGATAGTAAAACAAAAAATTCTCCATGCTTTACTCGACGGATGGAAGATACACATAGCCACTGAAGGAACTCTTGGGATTTATGCAAGATTTATATTGAGGAAAGATGAGTTTACTACATGTTATCATACTCAATTTCCAGAATTTATAGAGAGTAGAACAAAAATACCAGCTTGGGTATTTTATCCATTTTACAGATGGTTTCACAATTCTGCTAGATCAATGATGGTACCAACTAAACCTATGGCTCAATTTTTACAACAGAAAGGTTTCACTTCTGTATCAATTTGGACAAGAGGTGTTGATCCTGAATTATTTAATCCCAAAAGAAAAACTAAAACTGAAGAACAACCATATATTCTTTGCGTATCTAGAGTATCACATGAAAAGGGATTAGATGATTTTTGTAAGTTAAACCATCCAAGAAAAGTATTAGTTGGTGATGGACCATATCTGGAAACTTTAAAGAAAAGATATCCAACAGTAGAGTTTCCTGGCAAGAAAGAAGGTATTGAATTAGCAGAGTGGTATGCTAATGCAGAGGCATTTGTATTTCCAAGTAAGACAGATACATTTGGCATTGTAATTTTGGAATCGTTAGCGTCAGGAACTCCAGTGGCAAGTTATTGGGAACCTGGACCAATAGAGACTATCGAACTCATGTACAATGGAATGATGAGCGATAATTTAGAACACGCAGTTAAGGTAGCAACAGAATTAGTTAAGAGAGACGATGTTGTTGAATCCAGCAAAAAGTGGACATGGGAGGGTGCTACCAAGGCATTTTTAGAGAATATAAGTAAGTAACCGCTAACTAATAACCCTACATTTTGTAGGGGTATCTCGAGACCCTCTACTGGAGAGGGTCTTTTTCATTTGCAGGGGTTTACAATAATTAAGGTTTGGAGCATAATTATCTTATGATGAATGAGAAAGGAAATGAAATGAAAATGACTACTTATATGGTTTACCAACTCCCCTTCGGAAATGAGAATGCTCGTGAATTATCGTTTATGTCTGATAAAGAAATCGAAGAGATCTCTGATCAGTATGAGTTAGTTGCTCGGGTCGATGCCCGATCGATGGACGAAGTCTTCCGCATCGCAAACTTTGTGTGTGATGAAGATGCAAGTTTGATCGAAGTGGTCGGTGAGATGCATAGCCTGTCAGTAGGTGACATCGTCCATAACCTGGAAACTGATGAGACGTTTGTGTGCGCCAACTACGGTTGGAATAAAATTGAAATGAAAGAGAGTGTGTAATGTCTGTTTCTGATCTGAATTACTGGTTTTATGTATCTCTTTTGGATTCAAACCAGAACTACACATCCGAGGCAATAGATGCAGTAGTTGATGAATACGAAGAGAAGTTAAATGAGTTGCAACTTGAACAACAATGTATGGCTAATAGGAGTGAATATGAGAACAATTGAATTTCGTGGTGAAAAGTTTGATACTAGTCATGGAACCCCATTTGATCGTGGTTCGGCTGACAGTTACTACCGTCGTGCTGAAAACCCACACTACTACCCAGAGGGTAGTTATGTTGGGAAACGAGTTGAGTCCAAAGATATGAGCATGTACGAACTGCGTGCTTATTTCGCTGGTTATGAGTATAATGAGAAGTTTGGTGATAAGAAAGATTGGAGTTAATATGAATGAAATGCAAAAAGAAGTGATGTTGATCGCACAAGAAGAGTGCGCTGAAGTTACGCAAGCAATAAGTAAATGTTTCAGATTTGGATTTGATTCTTCTTACAATGG